GTCAAAACAATTAGATGCGGATGATCAAGCTAGAGCTGTTGTGTCTAACTTTGTTGCAGAAATTGCACCAGTAGATCCAACTCCTGTTTTGGTTGCTCCTCCTCCTGTTGCTCCAGCACCAGAAGTTGTTCAAGCTCCAGAAGCTGCACCAGAGGCTGCTCCAGAGGCTACTCCAACCCCACCAGCTGCGAGTTAATCATGGCTGAAAAATGGATACAGAACGCAATACACAGAGCTGGTGCGTTGCGTAAATCTTTGGGTGTTAAAGAAGGACATACCATTCCAGAGAAAAAGCTCGAAGCTGCTGCTAAAAAGCTTGGCAAGTTAGGACAACGTGCAAGGTTAGCAGAAACACTTAGAAAAATGCATAAATGACTACTACAGGCACCTCCGTATTTGATTTAAACATGAACGAACTCATTGAAGAGGCGTTCGAACGGTGCGGTGCTGAGTTAAGAAGTGGTTATGATTTTAGAACTGCTAGACGTTCTTTAAATATATTAACTGTTGAATGGGCAAATAGAGGTATTAATCTATGGACTGTAGAAGAGGGACAAATTCCCATGAATACAGGTCAGATTACTTATCCTTTGCCAATTGATACGATTGATTTATTAAGCCAAGTGATTCGTACTGGTACTTTGCAGAATCAAATTGATATTAATATTAGCCGTATATCGGAAGATACTTATTCTACTTTGCCTAATAAACTGGCACAAGGTAGACCAATTCAAGTATGGATCAATCGCCAATCTGGGCAAGTTAATCCGACATCTTATACTTTGGTTGGAAATGGCTCTAATGGTAATGGTGGTATATCATCAACAGATACAACTATTCAGCTTACTCCATCTGATTTGACAGGATTAGCTGCAACTGGATATATCAAGATAGATAATGAGATTATTTACTATCCAAACGTATCTACAACGGCTGCACAGCTTATAAATTGTTATCGTGGACAAGCAGGTACAACTGCTGCTGCACATGCCTATAATGCCCCTATAAGCGTTACAAACCTACCTTGTATTAATGTCTGGCCTACACCAAATTCACCAGGCAGTCAGTATACATTTGTATATTGGAGATTGCGTAGAATGCAAGATGCTGGAACTGGTACGGCAACGAATGATATACCATTTCGATTTATATCTGCGATGGTTGCTGGACTGGCTTATTACTTATCTCAGAAAATTACTGGGGTAGATCCTGCTCGTATAGCGATGTTAAAAGCTGATTATATGGAACAATGGACATTAGCATCTGATGAAGACAGAGAAAAAGCTGCTATTCGTTTTGTTCCAAGAATGGGATTTTATGGTGGGGCAGGTAGATAATGGCTGACTTGAAACTTACCCCACAAGAAAAAAATATTGTCCAATATCACAGAGACAATATTGCATTTAACAATGTTGGAACTGGTCCAGAGGGTGAGCCTGTAACTGTTTATAGTACTGGTGTGACAATGGATAGCGGTCCATATAAAGGCAAATCAGCCCTTGTTCCTGGCTACATCCAAGGAAAACAATATGAAGATCCTGATTTGATTCGAGAGTATTTCAGGACAGATATTAATAAAGGCAAATATCCAATTTACGATACTCCTAAAGAAGGCGACAAAAGAGCAAAAGAAATTCATCAAATTATGGATCAAGAAGTAGAAGCTGCGATGAAAGCTGGTCGAGCACCTAAATCTGAGCAATATAAAAAAGGTGGAAAGGTAGAAGACAAATATCGTAGCAAAAAGCTTGTTAAAGGATTTGATGGCCAAAAAACAAGTATGACTAGAGTATTTAATGGCACAGTTGTGCGTGGTCATGGAATAGAAACTAAAGGTAGGACAAAAGGCAGGATAGTTTAATGCCAAACAAATATTCATCTGGCAAATGGGCAATTGCCGAATGTGACCGATGTGGTCAACGATATTTGCTGAAGGAATTAAAAAAAGAAATTATTAAAACCAAGTTATTTAATATTAAAGTTTGTCCTGAGTGTTGGGATCCAGATCATCCACAGTTGAGTTTAGGTTTATATCCTGTAAATGATCCACAAGCTGTGCGTGAACCAAGACCTGATGTAAGTTATCAAGCAAGTGGAACAACTGGACTATTTACAAATCCATATGATCCAAATGTAAATAATGTAGACAATCTTGGTTATGTAAATGATGGTAGTAGACAAACGCAATGGGGTTGGAATCCAGTTGGAGGGGCTAGTTATTTTACAGATGCATTTGTTCCCAATGACTTGAATTTAGTGATTACAATAGGTAAAGTAACGATATTAACAACTTAGGAGTTAACATGGATAAGAAACAAGTAGTAAAGATTGCTGATAAAGAAGCTGCAAAAGAAGTTCATAAACATGAACATCATATGCACAAAGGTAAGCCAGTTACTAAAATGGCTAAAGGTGGAGTGACAGGCAAAGCGATGAAGGCATTAGGTCGCAATTTAGCTCGTGCTCATAATCAAAAAGCAGGGAGCAAATAATGGCTACTCAAGTTAAACCAACTACTAAGAATAGTCCAAAGATTACGATTGGTAAAAATAAATTTGCTGAACCAGCAGAGGCATATGCCAATCCACATACCAATAAAGAAAAGCATATTACTGGTCAAGAAGTGATGGATCGTGGAACTTATGTTCGTGAAAAAGCTGCCAAAGATGTAAACATCAAAGATCCTATTAAGGGTGGAGTAAGTTACGGCATGGCAGTAGAAAAAAAAGATGGTATTGAAATGCGTGGAGCTGGTGCAGCAACTAAAGGAAAAATGAGTAGAGGGCCAATGGCGTGAATTACGAGCAGCTCTTTAACACGATACAAGCGTATTCTCAAAATACGGAGTCTACGTTTGTTGCTTACATTCCTACATTTATTCAGGAATGTGAAGAGCGTGTTTATAACTCAGTTCAGTTTCCATCATTACGGAAGAATGTAACAGGTAGTTTAACGGCAAGTAATCCTTATTTATCTTTACCAAACGATTATTTGGCTACATTTTCTTTGGCAATTATTAATCCAACAACAGGTAATTATTCTTATCTTTTGAATAAAGATGTGAATTATATTCGTGAGGCTTATCCCAATCCTAATTCAACTGGAACTCCATTTCATTATGCTTTATTTGGTAATCAATTTTCTAATCCTAATGAGTTGTCGTTGATTATTGGACCAACACCTGATATGTCTTATGGTGCTGAATTGCATTATTTTTATTATCCAGCATCAATTGTTCAAGGAATTATTTTAAGCATAGCATTAACAAGTGCTGGAGCTAACTACATACCAGGATTTTATCCTAATGTTCCTTTTCAATATTATTCTACAAGTGGTAATCAGTCTGGCGTAGGTGGATATGGTGATGTATTAGTAGGAACAAACGGATCAATTATTTCTGTTCAATTACAAAATGGCGGTAGTTTTTACAATGCTAGTGATGTATTAACAGTCAATACTACTTATTTAGGTGGTAGTTCTACTGCATCTGGATTTAGTTTTAATGTGGTAACAGTTAATAATTCTAATGGTCAAAGTTGGTTAGGTGATAACTTTGATCCAGTTCTTTTATATGGATCTATGCGAGAAGCTATGATCTTTATGAAAGGTGAACAAGATATGGTTAAATATTATGAAGACAAATATCAAGAAGCTCTTCAATTAGCTATTCGTCTTGGTAATGGTATGGAGCGTGGCGATGCGTACAGGGATGGAATGACTAAATTAAATACTAATCTTAAAGGTAATGTAATCTCATGATAGTTCAAACATCATGCACAGTTTTTCAACAAAACCTTTTAAGTGGTTTAGAAAACTTTTCTGCATCTACTCCATATACTTATAAGATTGCTTTATATAATGCCAATGCTAATTTAGGGCAATCTACAGCGGCATATACAACAGTCAATGAAGTGGTTGGAACTGGTTATACAGCTGGTGGAAATATTTTAGTTATTTCAACATTTCCGACACAGAATACACAATATAATGTAAGTTATGTATCGTTTAATAATGCAGTTTGGAACCCAGCATCCTTTACTACAAGAGGAGCATTAATTTATAATGCAACTACAGGAGCAGCATGTTTTGTGTTGAATTTTGGATCAGATAAAACTTGCACTACCAGTTTTACAGTACAGTTCCCAACAGCTTCATACAATAGTGCAATATTAACGATTGGAACCAATACAGGCAGTCTTAACTATAGCAGTCCATCTTAGGAGAAATTATGACAAACGAATTAGCCAGCTGCGGTGATAACGCTGTAGCAACATTACAAGCAAATGTAACTATTCCTGAAGGAATGGGCGTAGAAGGACATTACCATGTTGAGTGCCGTGATGCACAGGGTAACTTAAAGTGGACAGAAGAGTTTCCTAATTTAGTTGTTGCTGTAGGTAAACAGTTAATGCTGGATACTTTATTAAGAACATCAGGAACATATACAACAGTTGGACCGTTTCTTGGCTTGATTGGTAATAGCACAACATTTGCAGCTACCGATACAATGGCTTCACATACATGGACAGAGTTTGTTAACTACACAGTTAGTGGTTCAGCAGTACGTGGAACAGCAGTATTTGCTGCATCTACTTCATCAGGAACTACACCATCTAACGTAACTACATCTTCAGCAACAGCGATTACTTATACAATTACTGGTGGTGGCGGAACAGTTTATGGATGCTTCTTGGTAACAGGTTCAGGTGCTGTTAGTACACAAAGTTCAACGGCTGGTGTTTTATATTCAGAAGGTAATTTTGCAGTAGCTAAAGCAGTTACGGCAGGTGATACTGTTTCTGTAAGTTACAGTTCTACGGCCACCAGCTAAGGGTTTACCCTATGTTTTATACTTACGCACACTACACTCCCCAAGGCCGATTATTTTACATTGGTAAAGGTCAAGGGGATCGTGCGTATGCATTTTATCAACGTGGTATTTATTGGAAAAATATAGTTCAAAAATATGGAACTCCTAATGTAGAAATATTGGCAAATTGGGATGTTGAACAAGATGCATTTGACCATGAAAAATTGTTGATATCTTGTTTTAAAGATATGGGATATAAGTTAGCTAATTTAACTGATGGCGGTGAAGGTACTTCAGGATACAAACACACTGCCGAACAACGAGAAAATAATAGACGTGCAAGGTTAGGAAAGCCTGTTTGGAATATTGGAATACCGTGTAAAGAAGAAACTAAAATAAAACTTAGTATTGTTAAGACAGGATCTATTCCATGGAATAAAGGTGTTGCATCAGGGCTAAAACATTCAGAAGAATTTAAAAGAAAACTTAGCGATTTGCATAAAGGCAATAAATATAATTTAGGCAGACCATCATCCGCCAAGCAAAAAGAAGCCGCACGAAAAATATTTTTAGGCAATAAACACGCTACTGGTAATACCGCCCAACGTAAATGGGTTTGGATTGGAACAAACATTCTTACTGGTGAAGTAGTTAAATTTATTGGTGAACAAGCAATGAAAGAAGCTGGAATACAGCATGCTAATGTTATAAAATGTATTAGCGGTCATCGTAAATCTCATAAGGGATATACATGGCATAGAGAACCTTGGGAGAATAAATAATGAGTTTGGTACTTAAAGACCGTGTATTAGAAACAGCAGCAGCACCAGGCACAGGAGCGGTTACGCTACTCGGAGCAGTAACAGGCTATCAAACTTTTTCTGCTGCGATAGGTAATGGTAATACTTGTTACTACACTATTGCAGACCAATCTGGTGCAAATTGGGAAGTTGGTATTGGTACATATTCATCATCAGGAAATACGCTTGCTCGTACAACGGTCTTATCGTCATCTAACGCTGGCTCTACTGTTAACTTTGCTTCAGGTACACAGAACGTATTTGTAACTTATCCTAGTGAGAAAGCAGTTTATTTAGACGCATCAGGAAACGTACAGCCGTCTTTAGGAACAGCAACATTTAGTTCTATTACCGACTCAGCATTAACAAGTGGTCGAGTAACTTACGCTGGTACAGGTGGATTATTACAAGATAGTTCTAATCTTACTTTTAACGGAACAACATTAACGGCTAATACGCTTAATTTAACTAATGCTCTTGGTGTGTCTTATGGTGGCACAGGATTAACAACATTAACATCAGGATATATTCCTTACGGCAATGGTACAAGTGCTTTTAGTTCTAGTAGTAATTTATTTTTTGATGGAACTAATTTAGGAATTGGTAATACAACTCCGTCATCATTTAATTCTTTGGCAAAACAATTAGTTGTTGGAAATGGGTCAACTGACCAAGGTATAACTGTATATTCAGGTACAACAAATTATGCTAGTTTATTTTTTGCAAAAGGAACAACAACTACTCAAGCATATCAAGGTTATATGCAATATCAAATGTCTTCAGATTCTTTACAATTTGGAACATCTGCAACAGAACGTATGCGTCTTACATCTGCTGGCTATCTAGGAATAGGTACAAATAGTCCTAGTTATCCATTACAAGTAGTTGGACCAATATATTCAAGTGGTAATGGTTCAAGTAGTGGATATTTGTTGACAGATAGTGGTGGCACAGCAAGAAATATTTTATTTTTAGATTCTTCTAGTTATTTAAATATTAATAATGCTTACACACCAGGCATTAAATTTTATTCAAATTACAATACATTAGGAATGACGCTTGATTCATCAGGCAATCTAGGACTTGGAGTTACTCCTAGTGCTTGGAGTGGATATAGAGGATTTCAAATAGGTGGTACAACTTCTTTATGGAGTTCAACATCAGGCAACGCATCAAGTTTTTATACTAATAATGGTTATTTTAATGGTGCTAATCGTATTTATTTAACTACTGGTTATGCTTCTGAATACATTATGGGTGCTGGTAGTCATTATTGGTACACAGCACCATCAGGCACAGCAGGAAACGCTATAACATTTACCCAAGCAATGACACTAGATAATAGTGGTAATTTATTAGTAGGTACTACAAATACAAGCC